ACGGCAGCTGCACCCGTGCCAATCCCATCCCACTCCCCGACGCCAACCTTCGGCGCGCCGTACCAGGAGCCCCAGCCGTGCTGAGAGGCGTATTTCAGCGCGTAGTCGATGGTGGCCTTCTCGTTGGCCGGATCGAGCGGATCAAGCCCGGTTTCCTTCTTGAATTTGTTGCCGAGGCCGCCGCCCGTGTAGAGCTGGAACGCGCCGCCGGACTTGCCACCGTCGCCGGAGAACTCGGCCAGGCCCTCGGACTTCGCCACCTTCAGCGCGATCTTCGGATCAATTTTGTATTTCGCGGCGGTCTCTTGGATGTAGCCAGCCAGGCCGCGCGGGTCACCCCGGTCGGTCCCAGACGATGGCAGGCGGTACTGCGACGAGCGGGCCATGTTACGAGGTCACGTTAGGGTTGTTGGAATTGGTCCAGTTGATTGGGAAACCGGTCCCTGATTGCTGGCCGTACAGCCCGAAGCCCTGCTGACTTTCACGCGCGGCGCCGTACTGCAGCGACGCCAATTGCTGCCGCATGGCGCCAGGTCCCGCCGATGCTGGATTAGCCGCGTACGCCGCCGCTCGCGCCGCGTCAGGATCAGACGCGCCACTACTGCCACCACTGCTGCCCGTGCTCGCGCCGCTGGTCGCGCCGCTGCTGGTCACGCCGCCGCCACCACCGCTGCTGGCGCCGCTGTTGCCGATTGCCGGGTTGGTCGCGGACGGCGATTTGTACGCGAACATTTCGGATTTGAGACCCGTCGCGGGCTCCGCGTGCCGCCCCGACGCCGTGGTCGGGATATCCGGCAGGAAGGACTGATAGGTGCCGAAATTGCGTGGATCGTCGTTCGGCGCGCCCTGCCCCGCAATCGGGAGGTTCGGTATCGGTGCGGAGCCCGCCGAGAGATATCCGGGGTTGCCGACACTGCCGCTGCTGCTGGAGCCCATAGCACGTTTTCCTTACAGTAGCCCTACGCCGAGCTTGGTCGCGCCACCGGCCAGGCCGAACAGGCCCGCATTGGTGTTCGACGCCGCCTGCGATTGGGTTTTGTAATTGTCGCTGATGTATTGCGAGATATTCGATGGCGTCACCGAACTGCCCGTATAGGACTGGAATTGCGGGATCGTCGCCTGTGAGCCCGACAGCAAAGCATTGACTTCGTTAATCGGCTGGCTGCGGGCCGTGTAGGCTTCCGACGCCTGCGAACCGCGCAGATTGTTCAGATAGTTGTTTCTCGATTGGTCCATGTCGAAACGCGACGTCGCGACGTCATTATAGGCACTCTGCGCCGCGCGGCTTTCGGTGCCGGAGGCCAGATAGGCCTGTCGCGCCTGCTCGGCACGGCTGTCGTCGCGGGTGGCCTGGTATTGGGAATAGCCTCCGCTGCCGGGAGACAAGCCGCGCGCGGCGAGGCTGGCTTCCTGCGCGCTCTCGGTCGGCGCGACCGAGCGGTTGTAACTGTCCATCATCGCTTTTTCGATGGAAGCCCGGTCAGTGGCACCAGTGTCCTGACGCAGATCTTGTTTGTCCAGCGTGGTCTGCCACGGCGTCCACGAGCTTTGATCGACGGGCTTGCTGAGCGCGCTCTGCACATTGGCGGACTGATCCACCGCGGCACTGCCGAGGTTGTATTTGCTCTGGGTCTCTAGTCCGAGCAACTTCTGCTGGTCGGGCGAGAGCGTGGTGGTCTTGGTGGTCTGCGGCGAATAGCCGGTGATCACGCCGTTGGTGTAGATCGGCGTTTGCCCGGTCTGGTTGTAGCTGACCGAGCCGTAAGGGTTCACCTCGTTGGCGTTGCTGGAGGTGTTGCTGAACTGGCTAGCGTAGGAATTCTGGGCGTTCTGCGCGCTGGCCGTGCTGTAGGGATCGCTTGAGGTGGGTTGGCTGGCCATCAGTGAGCCCTTTCGTAAACATAGCTCGGAAATACCGGCAGGCTGCGTGTAGGCTTGTCGTCCTCGAAACCAACAAGATAACGGCAATCTTCCTTAAGCATGCCGTAAACAATGGTGTCGCGCGTGCCTTCAAGCCCCAACGGTCGATATCCTTCGTACACAAACCCAAGCCGTTGCACCTGCCGGAGAGCGCGGCGGTTATCCGGCTCGACTTCGGCGGTGAGCCTTTTCACTTGCGCAAACAGCGCCGTGAAAATCGCCCGCAGAATACGGCGCGAGAGACAGCGGGGATCGAGCACCAGCACGGTCACTTTGCCCTCGAACCAAACCGGGAATTCGACGGTGAAGATGCCGACGATGTGGCCGTCGTCATTGCGCGCCCACGCCGAGAACCATCTCGGAGCCTTGAAGCTGCACTGCGAGAAGTCGATCCGCAGATGCCGCGTCAGCATCTCCTGCGCATCGAGGGGAAGATTGCCGAAGGACACCTTCACATCAGGCCTCCTTCTTCGTAGATCAAATCCACACCCGTGAGCGCGAACGTGCAGCCCTGCATGCTGGCACGAATACGCGGCGCGCCAACGCGCCCGAGCCCCAGCACGCCCTGCCAATACTGCCGCGGCACCGCGTCGATCGCCCAGCTGGCGGTATCCCAGTTCACTGAGCCCACAGTAGGCGCGCCCCAGCCCGCAGCCGCGCCGGCAACGGCGGCATCCGGCAGATTGGTCGCCAGACTGGTGACGTAATCGACGTCAATATCGACGAACGGCTTCGGAATGCTGTCCGACATCATGTAGAGCCGCGCCATTTTGAATTGCTTCTTATTGACGCTTTTGAAGCTCGACCACGCGAAGCGGACATCGACGGTGATCGGCTTGCCGGCATCGTCGAGATATTCGGGGCCTGTCTGGTAGATCTTGCCGTTCTCGGTGCTGAAATAAGCATGGTTACCAAGCCAGGCCCAGCAGCGCGCCGGAACGTCGGTCCATTTCGACCATACGGCGTTCGGCATGAACCGCACCAATTGGTTGTACTTGCCGCTGCCGATCGGCATATTGCAGATCGCATGGTTGGTCTGACTGTTGACAATGACGCTCCAACCAAAAGCATCGCGAAACGACTTCGAAACGTCGATGAATTCTTGAATGATGTTTTGATCGGAGGTGCCGAGATTGTCTTCTTCCGCTTTCAACAGCGTGGACATCGGCACGAAGCCGGTCGAGATCAAAACATAAAGTTCGCCGCCGTAATTGACGGTGGCGCCTGGCGCCATCGGACTGTCGAAACGATAAACGCCGACCAGCTTGAAATCGCCGTTGACGTCGTCGGGGTCACTGCCGGAATAGATCGCGGCTTCGCCGTTGGTAGTGAATATCACCAGCAAATTGTCCATGCCGGTGCCGCCGGTATAGGTCCATGTTTGAATGGACCGGATCGTGCCGCCACGCTTAAAATACGCATTAAGCGGCAGTATTTTCAGGGTCAGGGGGTCGGTGCCGTTGGTCTGGATTGGAGCGTAATAAACCGCCAAATCGTGACTGTCGGCAAACCATAACCGGTTTATGTGAGACAGGATTTTGTCGAATGAAGTCCCGTCATAAGTGGGCGGTATCACAGCCCTAGTGCCGGCTTCTTCCGCAAAACGGGTTTCGACCTCGTGAAAACCAGCCGGATCTGCTTCCGGAATACCAAGTTCGTCGGCGTGACGGCTCGGAAATGAACCGTTGGTGCCATCCCACATGACGACAAGGTTATGGCCGTTGACCATAGCCGTCCATTTTTTCTGCGACAGATCGGCGAACGAAGTCCATTGCCATTGATCGCTGAGATAGGTCTTGGTGCCGATCCGGGTGCCGGTGGCGTTAAACAGGCCGTACCCACCCGCACCGTCACCGGCAGCGACGATGAACTTTTGACCGACGCCGTAGAACGGGATCATGGTGGAAATCGCGGTACCGTTGGCAATCGCGCCGACTTGGCCGTAGCCTGGCCGCAGCGAGATACGGTCCTGCTCGACCACCCAATTGGTCAGGATCGAGGCCAGCAGCGGATCGGCCTCGTTCAACTGCGCCAGGCGGCTGAGACCTTTTAGCGGCACGCTGACATGCGCGACATGGCTGGTTGAACGCCGCTTACTGCGGGTCATGGTGCCGCGCTTGTCGCGGATTTTTAAAAACTGGCTTGACTGCATCCTCATGATACGCGCCCCGGATCAACGTTGAGGTCGATCACTGGCGCGTTGCGGGCCGCGACCTTGTTGAGACGCACAATGAAGTCGCGCTGCTCCTCGCCGTATTCGAGGCCTTTGGCTTTCAAGAAACGATACTTGAGCCCGTTGACGGCAAGCCTGGGATCAAACAGCACGATGTCGGTGTCCTGGGTGGGACGCGCTTTGCGCACCAGATTGCCGGCATCGTACAGCCAGTTGCCGTCGCCGAGCGCGTCACGGTACGGCGGATCGAGCAGCAGTTCGTCCGCCACGTTGCTCATCAAAGCCGTCATCTGCGCAACGTCCTGATCAGCGCTGCCAACGGCCTGCAGCACCGGAATTTGCGAGGTGCCGAGTTCGAGCGACACATCGGAGACCACTTGCAGGATGGTGGACAGCCGCGGCATCAGGCCACCATTTTCATTTTAAGGGTTTCGATCATGGTCTTCTGCGCCGAGACAGTGGCGACGGCCTCGGTGATTTGTTCTTTCAGCGCCTCGATCTGGTTTTGCATCTCGGTGATCAGTTCTTCGTACTGGCCCGCCCGCGACTGCAAATCGATCATCTTCACTGCGCGGTCGGCCAGTTCGATGATCTCTGGCGGTATGGTCTTGACGGCTTCGCTGCGGCGTTTCTTTGAGACCAGTTGCGCCAATTGCTCGACGGTATTGATGTCGCGCGCGATGCACATCTGCAGCAGATGCGGAATGCACGCCGGCCACAGCACCAGCGGGTAGCCGACGATCTCCTTGAGGCCTTCCTCGGTCTTTCTGTAAAGCTCGTAGGGTCCGGGATGATCTGTGATGTCAGCCTCTTCGGCTTCACGCTCGATAGACAAAAAAGGCGGCCGGTCCATGCGGACGCGCACGGTCTGGCGGAACGTCGGCAGGCCGTCGGGGCCGTTGCCGTTGCGTTCCCAGCCGGAATAGAAACGGACTAAAGTCGGGGTATCTGACATTGGAGCTCCATCAGGGAGCGCGGGGAGGAAAACGGCGGCCCGTGCTCCCCGCAACCAGGCCGCCGTCCATGAGGGTCAGGTTCCCGTAGCAGTCAGCCTGCCCTGCATCGACCGATTGGAAAGCGTCAGCGCCCCCATGAAGGCAAGGTGTCTGGTGACGGCGTCCATATCGGGCGACTGGTCCGGCAGGTCGAGCGCTTCGAAATTCCTGCCGGAGTAAATTTCGAATTTCAGATATTTGGTGTTGAGGTAGTACGCGCCTGTAATACCCGTGGCAGCACCGTCGAACACCAGAGGCGCGCTTTTGTATTTAAGCGTCTCAAAACCGAGCGACCCAAGTTTGGCGTCGGCATAGCGCTGGTTCTCCTGCAGGCCACTCTCATAGGTCGAGTAGATTTCGCCGTCGGCGACGATCAGGTCTGGCTTCTCGGCACCCCGGATCAGCTTCATCCACAAGGCGTTCATGGCCGCTTTCAGCGCCGGATACTGAAGTCCAGTCGCTCGCGCGACAGTCTGGAACTGGTTCTTCCAGAACACCCAGGTGCCCGCGTCGATGCCGCCGATGGTGCCGAGACCGTCAGCAGTGACGAAGCCCTTGAGGCCGACGAAGCTCTTCGCGACTGTTCCATCACCATAGACCGCCTTGGTGATGTTATTTTTCATGGTGCTTTCGGCGTTATCGAGTTTGCCTTCCAGCAGGTTGAGGATGCGTTCGCGCGAGCGATTTTTCGCAAGATCCGGACCTGACATCGTAACAGATGCGACAGCATTCGCCGGATCATAGTGCGCCTCGGAGATGGTCTCCTTGGTGGCGCGGCTGAGAAGCTCAGTGCCGAGGTACCAAGCAAATGTCTCTTCCGCGTATGTCAACGGACACGCGATAGCACGGCCGCCTTCGATGACGCGGACGCGATTGCCTTCACGCAGCAGTGCCGTGACGGCGTTGGAGTTGGTGACGTTGTCGGCGAATTGCTTGTGGTAGTTCTGGATCGTGGTTGCGACAAGTTGCGTGACTGTCGGCTCTGCCATAGCGGCTCCTTATGAGGTCAATACCCAACCTCCTCGGCAGACCTCTCAATGGTGTCCCGCAACGATCCGCGCGAAGGCCCGTCGCCTCCAGGTGGCTTAACCGCAGGGCTGGTGAGGCCCCTGGTGTTGCCGCGCTGGGCGATTTTGGCTTTCGCGACGTCATTCTGCGACTGCTGGCGATAGTGTTCGGCCGCCAGCAATTGCTTTCTGACCTCAGGATGAGCCCAACAGGCGGCATCATAGGCTTCCGCCATGACGCGTTGAGGATTAGCCCTGTACATGTCGAGCAGGATCGGCAGCACGGTGTTGAAATGCGGTCGCAACGGCCTGCCGTCGGTTCCGATTTCATCCGCGAACTGATCGATGTTCGCCTTAGCATGAGCTTCCCCGGCTTGCGCCCTGGCCTGATTTTCGGCGGCCCAGCGCTGTTGGATCTCGCTCCTGAGAGCGTTGAGTTCACCTGTGGTTTGACCAAGGCGATCAGCGAAAAACTTTACCGCTGGGTCCTTTAGCTCTGCTTCGGACAGACCTTCAGGCAGCGGCGACTTGTTGAGGGCGGAGAAAATGCGCGCTGGGTCCAGACCCATTCGCTCGGTCATGTCCACCAGCACGCTGAACCGTTCCTGCTGGTTCGGGCTCATCGCCCGAACGTGCAAGCCGGCCCATTCTCGGACGGCCTGCGTAGGATTAAGTCCCATCTGCTGCAGCGACGTTTGAATACGTCGGTCGGTGAACACTGGCGCAAGGCTTTGAGTAAACTGGACTGCTCCCGCACTCGCCTGAGCACGGCGCGTGAACTCGGCTTCCATCTCGCCGTGCCGCTTCAGAAGGAAGGCCTGTCCTTCCTGAGGCAGCTTGCTAAAGGTCGCCTTGTCTTCGGCGCTCCAATGCTCGGGAGCCTGATTGCTCTTCGCCGCCTGCGCGGTAGCTGGATCAGGTACGGCAGCACTGGCCTCGGAAACTTCTGGCTTCTTCGGGGCTGGATCGGCAGCTGGGGGCCGCTCGATTGCTTCACCCGGCTGGGTCTCCATACCTTTGGCAACCCAGCGACCTGATTTATCGCGCGGCCTATCACCGGATGCAAGGGGTTCTTCGGCAGCCTCTTGGGGTTCTTGGGGCTCCGGGGCCTCTTGGGCCTCGCTCTCTAGGGTGTCATAGGCCTGTTCGGCGATATCTCTAAGGCTCGGTTGAGACGGTCCGGCTCCGTTGCTGGTGTCTGACATTTTGGGCTTTCTTGAATTCTACGGGGGTGTCTCTGGGGTCGTAAGAGCCAGAGTTGTGCAGATCCCTGTCGCGCTGCCGGTGTGACGAAATGGTGGCGTCGTCAATCGGGCTCGGATAGGTCGTAAAAGACACTACGGAGGGCGCGGAGAGGTCGGAGGCCGCATGCTGGGGCTTTGAGGGGCGGTAGCGCTTCTCGATCAGGCGGCCCTCGTAGAGGACATAGACCGGCATCAGTCTCCGTGCTCCATGATCGCCGCCGAGGCCCATTGCACGGCCTCGTCGAGTTTGACGAAGGCGCGCTCCATGCGGCGGTCGCCCGGCTTCGAGCCCACGGTGGTGCCGTCGAGCTCGTGCAGGCAGAGGCGAAACGCCGTTTCACATTCTTTGAGCTTGCTAAGGCGGGCGATGACGATGGGTTTCAGCGCATGCCCGGTCCAGGGGTCCACGGGGACCCCGAAACCGGGCAGATGCATCTGATCATTGGGCCGTAATCCTGAAGACATGCCGGCTACTTCTTAGAGGGCGTCGGCACGGGCTTGCCGCCCGGTATAACTACGCCAACGGTCTGCCAGCCATTGGCTGGGGTCCAGATTGCCTTGAATTTGATCTGAGCACCCGAACCGGCTTCAGGTGGAGCTGGGCCGTCCGGCGGGATCACAATCGGCAGGGTCGGTCGCGGATCGCCAGGTCCCCAGATGTAAACCGGCTCCCAGCCGCCGCTATCCGGCGGAAGAACGATGGGGTGCTCCGGATGCGGCTGCGGTTTCGGAAGTCCCTGGTCCGGACGCGGTTGCTGTCCCGGCAGTGTGTTGTCTGGACGCGGCCCGTCTTCCGGAATGCCATAGGACGGATCAACCGGCGCACCCGGAGGAAGCGGCCAGTAGATCGGGTGTTCGGGATGCGGCAGGTCGCCCGGCAGCGTGTTGTCCGGACGCGGCGGCTGCGCGCCGCCACCCGGTGGGGTCGGCCCCGGATGCGGGCGCGGTGGCGCCGACGACGAACTGAGCGGGATAATCAGAGCATTGATAACCGTTTGCCCTTGGGTCTTGTCGGCCATATCGAGATCCTTTGGTTGATGGTTTAGGTGTAGACGAAGTTATCGGCAGCGCCGGGCTGGATTGCGCTGGTGCCTTTCGGCGTGGTGACCCGTACATCGTAAGTTCCAGCGGCTTTCGCTGGGGTAGTCGCCGTGATGGTATTGGTGTTGACTACAACCACCGCCGTCGCCGCAGTGCCGCCGAAGGTCACGGCTGTCGCACCCGTGAAGCCGGCGCCAGATATGGTGACGGCGGTACCGCCGGCAGCGAGGCCGGTGGCGGGGCTCACGCCGACCACGATCGGCGGCGAAGTGGCGTCCGGGTACGGCGCCGCGGGCGTAATCGGGCCGGTGCGTCCAGCCTGGCCGGTATAGGTGCCGTAGTCGATACCGAGGTCGTCCACGATCGGCAGCGGCGGCACCATCGCGGCGGCCTTCGCGGCCTGGGTCTTGGGCGCGTAGGGACCCCAGGCCGTGCCGTTCTGATCCACGATTGCGGAGGTGGCGGTAGCTACATCCTCCTCGTTGCCGGGAGCCCCGCCCGCCCAGTCGGCACCCGTGGAATAGCGCGGCTTGCCTTCGTGGGTGGCGTTGGCTTTCGCCAGCATCGCGTTGGTGATCGGCAGCGGATAGCGGACCATAGCCATGTCAGTTCTCCTAGCTGGCAACCACGACGTTGGTTGCCGTGGTCTCAACGGCAGCAACCGTGGTGATGTAGGCCCCGCCACCGCCACCGCCGGTCGGGTACGGCGTCCGCTCGTTGCCGGGCGTGATGGTGGACGCGAACACGTAATTCGGATCAGTCAGAACGGCGGTGCCGGTACCCGGACAGCCCGCTTTTTCCGGCGTCGTCTTCGGCAAATAGGCGTCGTTCGAATTGGTGTCGGCAGCTGTGCGCATATACCAGGCCATTAGCGGGTTTCCTTCTTGTCGGCTAAGCGGGTGGTGCCGGCAGGGCCGCTTGAGCTTTGCGGGGTCTCTTTGGGGTCGGTGGCGCCCTTGATGCCCTGCGAGCGTGTGGTGGTCTCATGCACTGGCGGCGGATCGCCATCCGGATAAGGCAGCTTCGAGCCGGGAGCGCCCGTGGCCAACGCATCCTTTTCCTGCTCGGTCATGTAGTCTTCCGGCGCTAATCCGGTGGTGAGCATGGGATCCGGCCCAAGCCCCGAACGTGCCGGCGCGGGCGAGAGCGTGGTGTTGGCGGGATGCTTGGGGTCGTGATCACGGTTCTCGATGCGGCTGTCGTGCTGACGGTCGCGTTCGCGCTGGTTGTGGTCACGCTCGCGCTCGCGTTCGCGCTCGTCGGCAGTTTCTTTGTCGTGTCGCTCTTTGTCGGCTTTGTCTTTTTCGGTATTCATTTTCGGTTTCCTCTTCGCTTTAGATTTTTTAACCGGGCGGGCGTCCAACGATTTGCGGCGGGGCTCCGGCGTGGGTGGGGCCGCCGTGCGGGAGGCCTTGGCCGGGCTGCGGCGCTTGTCCTTGCGGGGGGTGTTGGCCATTGGCGCCTCTCGGAGGTGGGCCTCCTGGCGGAGGCGGTGGCGGTTGTGGCGGTCTCATGCTGACGCCCATCGGATCGGCTTGCATGAACTTGGTCAGCATCTCCTGATAGCCATTGATGAGATCGATCACTCCCCTGGAGTGACGAACTGGATGCAGCATCATCTTGACCATTTCGAGCGTGAGTTGGATCACCATCGGCGGCGGCAACAGCCCTGTCTGCAGCATACCCTGCGCCGCCGACATCACGGCACCGATCACCTGCATGGTCTGGGCGTTGCTTTCCTTCTCGGAGGTCTCGTCGAATTCAACGGTGCTGTCGGTTTCGATGTCGATGGAACACATCCGCGTAAAGTCGCTTCGCAATACCGCCATGACAGCAGGCGTGACGTCTTCGCCGGTCATTTTGGTGAGGACTTCGGCGTCGAAATTTTTCGCGATAATGTCCGCTTTGAGACGGGTGAGATCGCGCACGAAATTCGAGACGGCGGACTTGACGCCCTGCATTCGCCCGGTGCCCATCGTGCCTTTGATGCGCTGCGCGGTGGCGGTTTCGTACGGGTTGCTTGAGCCTCTGACGATGTCAGAGATACCCATGATTTCGTAGATGGCATTTTTCTGCTGGTTGCGGCTCTCGTAGAGCACTTTAAGAGCATTCACCCATTCCAGTATAGGCACCAGCCAGATGTGATTTTGCAATCCCCCGGACATGAGATCGACGCCGTCCACGGGCAACATTTTTCCATCATCGGCCGTGAGCAATGCGGCGATATCTTTGTTGGCGGCGTTGTAGCCGCCTCTAACTTTGATTTTGGCGGTGAGGTCGGAGATCCGCCGTGAGGTGTCGTCGAGGTCGGCGGCGAGGGAGGCGTAGAGGTCATAGAACGCCTTCGGGATCATGGTATCGGTGGAGACAACCGCGTAGATCGGTTTTGGAATGGGGTAGAAGCCCTGCAGGCCCAGGCTATCGGGGTCGACGCGGAGAGCGATGCCGCCGGCTTCGCGGATCAGCCAGATGATCTCCTTGGTGGAGCGGTTCCAGACCTCCCAGACCATCGCCTTTTTGATGACGGCGTCGAGACGGGAGGCGGTTTTCGGTGCGGCACCGCCACCGATCGGAGACTTCGCGGCGCTCTCCTCGGTCCACTTGAAGAGGTCTTGGATTTTGTTGTCGGCCTTGAGCTTTTGCAGCTCGGGGCTCTCTTCGAATTCTTGAAGAAGGGATTGCTGATCGAACAGATGCCGGAACGCAATCCATGAGACATCGGAGTGCTGCCGGACGGGGTCGATGAGAATATCTTCCCAGAAAACATATTCGTCATCGACGGTTTCCCAAACTTTGGTGTCGCGGGTCTGCGGCTCGCCGGAGACGGGGTGCGCGAGTTGGCCGCCCATCACGGGGTCGTCGACCGCAATCGGCGCGATCACCGGCTTCCAGCGCACACGACATATCCCGCGACCGGGGAGAAGCATATCCCGCACCGCACACTTGACGGCTTCGTGGCTGCTTTCGTCGGAAACAACAATCTCCAACGCCTTCTCCATAACGGCAGCGGCGGTCTCGATGTCGTTCTGTTCGGGCGATCCCGGCGGCGTGGGGGCGGGGCGCGCGGGGCCGAGGCCGGGTGGGGGTGGAGGCCCGCCAACGAGGGTCTGGGGCGACTGTTGCGGTGGCGGGCCTCCGGCTCCCGGCAGCGATCCGCCTTCCGAAGGCGGGGAAGGCGGTGGAACTCCACCGCCGGGAGGTGGAGGTGGGGGTGGGGGGCTTGGGCCTCCGGGAGGCAGTGTCGGCGTCGCGGGAGGGCCCGGCACGGCCGGTGCACCCGGCGGCGGGGGGCCCAACGGCGTGCCCGGTGCTCCCGGAGGACCCGCGCCCGGAGGCGGAGGGCCCGCACCCGGAGGTGGCGGGCCTACACCTGGCGGAGGTGGCATTCCCATCATCGGTGGAGGCGGCGGGGCGATGGGTTCTGCGGTCTTTTTGGTGAAGCGTGATCTGACGACGGGATCGGGCGGCTTGGCGTAGGCCGCCGGCAGCATCACTTCGGTGTTGGCGTAGAGGATGTTGAAGGCCGAGGCAGTGTCCTGCTTGGTGGAATAGGAGCTGGACTGGTTGTATTTGCCGCCTTTCGGGCGGGTGATCGGAATGTCGCCGCGATAGATCTGCACAATGTCGCGGCCACGGGCGCGCCAGGGCTTTTCGGCACGCTCGGCGTCGGCCAGCGCCTTCTCCCACCAGGAAATATCTACATCTTCGGTAGCGGTGGTCTCGGGGGCAGCGTCGGGGCGGTCGGCCTCGGGCGAAATGGGGGCAACGCCCGGCGGGCGCTCGTCTCCGGCACCGAAGGTTGTCGAGGGCATACAGCCAGTTCCCGCCGGGGAGCGAGTTTAAATGAGCTATATGCCTAAGAATGCAGTTCGTCGAGCTTGAATGCGTTGGAGACGAGGAGGGGATTGTTGTCTTCCCAAGTGTCGATCCTGGCGCCAAAGGGTCTCGACATGCAGGCATACCTAATTTCATCGACGGCGTGGTCTTCGCCCTCGCTGTCGAGGTCCTCGGGCCGGTTGTCGTCGTGCTGTTGCATCGGCAGGGTTCTGATGGCGTCTTTGCAGTGGTCGACGAAGAAGATCATGGGGTCTTCGAACTCGTCTCCTCGGAGCCGCCAGCGGACCTGATCCCAACCACCCATCCGCTTCGGCGTAGAAACACGGCTGTTATCGGCACGCCGGAAATATACGCCGTGTCTTGCAAACGTCTCACCAATGCTCGGACCTGACACGACTTGGAAGGCTGATGGGTCCAAGATGCCGTACGCGATGGGTTCGCGAAATCCTCGACCGTCTGTCTCACGTCGCACAACCTCCTTGGCTACGGCATCGGCCGGAAGTTTGAGGCCCTTGTTGGGGCCGGAGGCGCCATACCATTCTCTGTAACGTATGATTGCATTTTTGGGGAGGCGTTTTTTATCGTGGACGAAATCATCCTGCACCACCGCCCACCAGCCTAAGCTAAAGGGGCTTGCGCTGCCCCAGTCCATTGAGCGAAAACGGGTCCAGTGGAGCGGAATTCTGGGAGGGGTGATGACATGACGCGCGGGGTCAAACTCGGGAAAAAACGCGCCCTCGATAATATTCCAATCGCCGTCAAGCCAGGCACGGACAAGCGCGGGACTGCCGCTGGCTCGCAGACGATTGATATAGTTGGGATCGTTGTTCAGCAGGGCCGGATTATCATTGATTTTCGCGGGGATGAAAATTCGGATGAGGCCTGTTTCGTCATCCTTGATCGGTTTGTAAGGGCCGTTGTCGATCACCCATGATTTCACCCAGTGGTGGCCGGGGCCGCCGGGGTTGCAGGTTGCTCGAAACTGGCACCTCGCACCGGAGGTTGTCCGCAATGTCGCGAACAACCTGAATATCCCGGTGGAGGAGGCGTATTGCGTGAGTTCTTCAACGTAAACACGTGTGAGGCTCCAGCCCTGATAGTTCATGGCATCGGCATCGCTCTCCAGATACGCCATGTGGAAAACCGCGCCATTCTGAAATCTGAATTGTTTCTCCTTATCTTTCCATTCGGCAGCGGAACCGTACATTTGCCGTGCAACGTCGATGGTGTCTTTAAGATCCTCACGGCTTCGCCGCAGCATCAGGCCTTTTGCGGCAGGGCCCCAGTCCTCGGCGTGACACCAAAACTCG